TTGCGGGGGTGTTGAGCGAGTTCCGAAAGAGCCATCGTACAATTCTCAACCGTCGCTGCGCGCGTCGCCTTTCCGCGAATCCAGTTCGTAATCTCAAGGATGTTTTCAATATCCATGGGACACGCCCAGGTTGCGTCAGGTTGCTGCACGAAGCGGCGTTTGAGAAAGGTTACATCCTCTAGTGCCTTGAAGGGCAGAGCCGTGCCAGATTTGGTTTCATCAGTATAGGTTAAACCCATGGAAGCCAATGCCGCGGTTATTGTTTGCTGGTTAAACCAGCCGACAATAAGCCGCGAAATCGACTTCACATCGTCATCACCGTATATGATTTCAGCCACATTGTCACGGTAGTCACAATAGAGGGGAAGTCCGTTCCGTTGTTTCAGGGTCAGGTAGGCCATACGCATTACAATTGCGTTGAAAATGGAATTGATGATCACTGTGAGTGGATTACCAGATGGTTGAGAGTGAGTCTGACGAATTACTTCGCCACGAACCAGGACGTCCGCATTACAAATGTGTTCCCACAAAGTGCTGCGGATGAGCTGGTTTTCGTCTGAGTCACCATACCATTCGTTAATCTTATCACAAATTTTGACAAGGATTTGCAGGAGCAAAGAACCGTCAAAATTTGAGAAATCTCCAGCGACCATGTTGTTCCCTTTCCGAAGCAAATGCTCTGCGATGCGAGTCCATTCAAGAGAGATAGGATTGACACCGACCGCAATACCATTCGAAATTCTACCTTTCATGACATGAGCGGAGAAGTCTAAGAAGTAGCGACGAATTGCAATAACCAAGTGCTGAGGGCATGCCTCAAATACTCGGGTCTTGCACGCGTCAACCTTCGCGTGTGGGCGCTTCTCATCCTTCAACGTTGCCAGAGAGATAGCATTTCCTCGAATGCCATTACGTGCGTCGTCAATCAGGTCGTCAGTATCCTTTCGCAATTCAGCGTTGTCAGTGATATATGTTTCGTCGTGTCCTAGCCAGTGCGTCTTACCTTTTGATGGGTTGTCAAGATTGTACGGATAGCCAGGTGAAGTGGTTCGGTTGATAGGTCGAATGTATGGATCTTCTGGATCGCCGACAATAGCTTCCTCGTGTGTAAACACACGTGGTTCATCCTTGCGTCCGATGGCGTCAAACACATCAGCAGCAGCTATTTCGAGCAGAGTAGAATCAACCCAAGTCTGTGGGTTGAGAACTTTGGCAATGCCTTTCGCCATGGGATCCACTCTTTCTCCATTGATGTATGTAGGTGTAAGATGTGCTGGGCGCGTGATATGTGGTTGAATTTTGTCAAAGATAGCTGAAGGATTGAGCTGAGTAGCGACAGGAGCTAGAGGTGCTTTGGCGACGCCAACTGCAAGGCAATCACCTGCGTGCACAAGAGAAGGAACAACTGTTGTGTCAACAAACGATTGACTGTAAGGAAGTCTACCGTCTATTATGTAAGAAGCAGGAATGCCATGAGTGGCAGTGTGTTCAGCAAGAGAAGATTCAAGAAAT